AATAACCAATTAAAGGAAAACAAAAATGAGTTATATTAGTCAACTACCAGGCGGCAGCAATGTTGTAACAATCACATTGCAAGCATATTACGCCAATGGTGCAGTTGCCGGCAGCTCTCTTGCAGTTCCTGCAATTCAAGATGTTACCATGAACAACGCAAATGATGTTCATACTTGGGAGCAATTGGATTCCAGCAGTAAACTACAGGTGGCAACACTGGCAACCAACAGCATCAGCACCAACATTGTTGTGGATCAAGCCAGCTTCTTCGGCACAGGTGCAGACAGCACATCAGCCCCAGGCCTAGGAATCTTTGGCGTTAGCAAAAGCAAAGTCATGTGCAATGTTTCATTGAACTTTGGAACAAAGACAATCAGTGCCAATGCTTATGTAACTGGTCTAGCACCAAAAATCACAGCCACAGCACCTGTCTGGGTAACACCCATGACATTGACTGTGTCTGGCGATTATACTGCACGATAATCTCCAGCAGTAGACAGCGACGGGAACAGGGCTCTAACCAGCCCTGTTTTCTTTACAGTAATAAATACTGTTGTAACAGGAAAGATCAATGGATATCCTAGACCAAAAGACCACGGATGAGTTACTGCGAAGTGTCTTGGCAGAAATAGCCAAAGCACAAAATGAAATTCGCTGTGCTCGAGCCGATATAGAAAAAGCACAATCAAGAATGAGTTTCTTGCTTGTGGTAGTTAACAGAATGATTGATAGAAAGGTAGATTAACATGCGATTAAGTCAATTGGCTGCAAAGCCGCAACTGGTCAAGATCTCGATCACAGACCCCGAACTCACAGCACGATACAGCAATTCAGAACCCATCGAATTTTGGACATGGGATCGTCAACCCATGGATGTGTTCATGCGCCTGGCCAATGTAAACACTGCCAGTGGAGATGCTGGTCTCATGATCGACACAGTTCGAGCCCTGATCCTTGATGAGGACGGAACAGAAATTATTCGTGATGGCGCAAGTCTCCCAGGACCAGTATTGGTTCGTGCCATCACCGAAATCGTTGGTGCATTGGGAAAGTAGTAGGCGGGGATCTTGATTGGTCAAGTCAAGAAACCATGTTGGCCATCAGTATAGACAACCTCGCCAGCCGATATCATTTGCTGCCTAGTGAAGCCATGATTCGTGCAACCACTTTCGACCTTTACATTCTCGATGTGGGAGCCAGATGGAATCGACGGCAACATGATCGTGCCACCGGCCGGGAACCAGATGTTCCTGACCTAAGTGAACAAGACATGTTTGCTGCCTTGAATCTAGTTAAGGAACAGAAATGAATTTGAAGATTGATGTTGATGGTCAGCAGTTCCTGGCCAAATTGGGTCGTGTTAGAAGCATTGCCACACAGGCCATGCCACAAATTTATCAAGAATTTGTACGCCGCACTCCCATTAGATCAGGTGCGGCTCGTGCCAGTACCACATTGCAAGGCAAGAAAATACGAGCCAATTACCCATATGCACAAGTACTCAACGACGGACGCAGTTTTAGAGATGGACAAATGCGAGGATCTGATCAAGCACCACAAGGCATGGTCACACCCACCTTGCAATTTGCACGAGATTTGTTGCGTCGATTAGCACAACAGGCCGGGAGATAACCAATGGCACAAGATTTAAATTTAACGGTTGGTGTAGATGACAGTGCAATGTTGGCTGGTCTGCAACGAGCACAAACAGCATTTGAAAACTTTGCCAAAGCAGTACGATCCAACAGTGAAGACCTACAGACTCAACTCAAGTCATTGCCAGATCCAGTCAATTTCTTTCAACAGGAATTGATTAGATTGGCCGGTACTTTGGCAGCCACTTTTGGTGCCAAGAGCCTGGTTGGCCTGGCTGAATGGGCCAACACTCTTGCTCAAACAGCCAAGGCCATTGGTTTTACCACAGGCGAATTGCTCAGTTTCCAGGCCGCAGTCACACAGGCCGGTGGCACAGCTCGAGCAGCCAGCTTGGGTATTGAAATGTTCTACATGAAATTGGATCAGGCACGACAAGGCGGTCTAAGTCAGCAGGTGGCCTTTGAACGCATTGGCATTTCCATGAAAGACCTCAAAGATCTTGATGACAAGGCCATATTTGATCGGACCATACAGGCCCTGGCTGCCATGCCACCCAGTGCTGAACGCAATCGTATCGAAGTTGAACTGTTGAGTAAATCATTCCGTGGCCTGCCCATGCAAGAAATTGCTGCCGCCATGGAAGAAACACGCGGCCGGTTTGATGAGTTTGGCCCTGTGTTGAATGATGCCAGCAAGGCTTACAACACATTACAAGCCGACATCAACAATTTCAAAATTGCTGTGCTAAGTCTGGTTCAACCACTCATGCAGACCTTTGCCAACAGCAAGATATCAGTGGATCAATTCACTGAAGCCTTGAAACTGGCTGCCAGCATCTTGGCTGGTCTTGCCGCAGCCGCAGTGATTGGCCGACTGGTTGCCATGGGTCAAACATTTGTGACCATAGCCACCACAGTTCGTGCTGCCGCAGTGGCTTTGCGAGAATTCAGCGTTGCTGAAGTGTTAGCAGCCAATGCCACTGGCTTTGGCTCAATTGCCAGCTTGATCTTGAAGTTTGTGGCCGCAGTGGCAGTGTTCTTTGGTGCTGAAGCCCTGTTGAATCGCATGCTGGACGAAAACAAAACAAAAAATCAAGAAGTGGCTGCCACACAAGAGGAAAAAGTCAAGCAAGACCGAGCACAAGTACAAAGCACACAACAGGTCTACGACATGACTGCACATCTAAGCACAGCCATTCGAGAACAGACCACTGCATTTGAACAAAACATTCAAAGACAAATTGCCTTGATTGGTGTTCGAGATGCCAACATTGGCAAGAGCAATGAAGAGCGTGCTCGAGTTGAAGAAAGCACCAAGATCTATGATGAGTATGCTCGCAAGATTGATGAACTCAATGTGAAATTGCGAGAAGCACAAAGTGCCAGTCCTGAACAAGGCATCAGCCGCACAGTGCCAGCCCTACGAGCAGCCAGTGGGGAATTGACTCGTCAAAGAGACATCGATACCAAACGAGCCGGCGAAGCCGCTGCCGCACAAGCACGCAACAATGATGCCAACAAAATGGCCGAACTGTTGGCACAAGATCAAATCAAGATCAACAAAACCCTGGCTGACACACAAATTGCCATAGATGAGTTGACCATGACCACTGGCGAAAAGAAAATTGCCAATGTAAGAAAACAAACAGAAGAATTGATCAAACAGGCCACTGAACTGCGACGCAGTCAATTGGGCACTGCGACCACACAGGCACAACTGGACCAAGATCGAATCTTGCAACAGACCATTCAATCCATACGTGACAAGCAACAGGCAGTGACCACTGCCACTCAACAAGAAGTGGCTGCCAGTCGTGATTGGTCAACTGGTTGGACCTTGGCATTCAAAGAGTATGTGAGTGCCGCCACTGATGCCAGTGCTCAAGCACAGAACCTGTTCCGAGTGGCCACTCGAGGCATGGAAGATGCCTTGGTCAGCTTTGCCAAGACCGGCAAATTGAGTTTTGACAGCCTGTTGGCATCAATCCTGGAAGCCATCCTACGCAGTCAGATACAGTCGGCATTTGCCAACTTGTTCACTGCCACAGGTGGATCAGGTGGATCAGTACTGGGCGAAATTGGATCCGGATTCGCTCGATTGCTGGGCTTGGGTCATGCTTCAGGCGGTGTGGTTGCAGGTGGCCAACCCATCATAGTGGGTGAACGCGGACCCGAATTGTTTACACCCAGTTCAAATGGCACAGTGATCCCCAATGATCAATTGCAAGGCACTCGTCAAGTGATTTACAATATCTCCGCTGTGGATGCACCCAGCTTCCAAAGAATGTTGGCTGCCAATCCCGAATTTTTATATGCGGTCACTGAACAAGGCCGTCTTAGCATACCAGGACAAAGATAATGACAACAGCATTCCAATGGATTTTTGACAACGCTGCCTCGATCACAATCGATCGACGAGCAGTGGTAGCACAAACACAAACACGAGATCAAACTGTGCGAGCCACCAGTCGTGGCGGCCAAATATGGAGATTTGATGTCACAATGCCTGAGGGCTTGCCTTGGGATCAAAACAGACAGTATCTTGAAAGTCTGGATCACCTGGATCGATACACACCCACGCCAATTCAGATCAACAACCCCAATTACAGTTCTTGGTTGTCGGCCTATCAAGGTGATTGTGCTAATCGTGCAGGCTGGACTGGTTCATGGACACAAGGATCCACGCAATTGACCTTGACCTCCACACCCGCAGCCACTCAATATCGACTGCGAGCCAATGACATGATACAACTCAGTTCAGGTCATGTGTATTCGGTTGTGTCAGATGTGGCCGCAGGTGCCACTGCTGTGACCCTAAACAGACCTGTGGTTGATGCCACCGGTTCCGGCAGCTTGGCCATTGGACCAGATGTGACCTGGACAGTGATCTGTACCACTTTGCCCACATATCGTGTGATGCGTCGAAATCAAATTGGTTGGTCAGGCAGTTTCCATTTTGTTGAGAGCATGGTGTAATGAGTTCCATAGTTGATTTAAGCCCATATCCGGCAGTGCAAACAGCCATGTTCTGTGCCTTGACCCTGCCCACAGAAACTGCCACATTCACAGATTGGCCCTACAATTACACCTTGGGCACGGTGACCTACACTGGTCTGGGTCAATTGATGACCATAACAGATACCACCAGTGAATTGGCCATCACTAGACAACAGGTTACCATTACCATTTCAGGTCTGGCAGCCAATGCCATCAGCCGTGTGTTAAGCACCAACATCAAAGGATCAGCCATCTCAGTTCAGCGTGCTTTGTTTGATCCCCAAACACATCAACTGCTGTCTGTGTCTCCCAACCCCATGGGCAAGTTTCAAGGTTATGTCAACAACTATGCTGTGAATGAAACTTGGTCAGGTACCACCACTACCAACACAGTGAGCTTGATCTGCAACAGTCGCATTGATCAACATACCAACAAAGTGTCAGGACGCAGAACCAATCCAGCTGATGAGACCTATTGGTTTCCGGCTGATACCGCAATGGCCAATATTAGAGCCATTGCCAGTACCACATACAATTTTGGAGGCCTATAATGAGTTTTTTAGATGACATTGGTCTAGGAGG